CGGCTTCGAGTGACGCTCCTGGTACAACGCATGGATGGAACGGATCGCATGGCTACTCGCCCTCGACTCCCACGCCTGCTCCACAAACGCATCCAACGGGTACGGGGTGTCATCATCGTTGATGATGACCTGCCGGCCAGGGTTCCCCATGTTCGGATACGGCAACAACAAACAGTTCCCGAACCCTTTCCCATCCAACGCCGTCTGCTTCGGGTAAACCTCCTTGGTGGGTACATCCAGCAGCCGGCACGCCCCCATCATCGCCTCACGGCCAAACTCGGCGGTCAACGGCTGCCGCAGATACACCCACACATGGAAGCCCTTCGACCTGGACCGTTCAATCCAGCCACGAACATTGAACCGTTCCAACAACCGTTGCAGATTGCAGGCGTGAATGAAGTCAGGCTCACCCTCGTCCAGGTCAACAGCCAACCAGTTCACATACCATTCGGTAGTGCGCTGGTAATCCTTCCTGAACAACGGGTACACACCAATCGGGGGTTCCCCATCAAGGTGTTCCCTGATCGCATCCTCATACGATTCACCGACCGCAGAGTAAGCCTCCCCCTTGGAATCAACCAACGGGCGAATACCATCGTAGTTGATGGCGATACGGCCGCCCTGGTGGAGCCGGGCGAACGTATCGACTACGTCAACCATCGGTCATCCGAAGGAATATCTGATTCGTAGTATTCGCGGACAAGCCCACAGTGGGGGTCCATGAAGTAATCCACAGGAGGATTGGTGGTGTGGCACGGCGGCCGCTTGTTCTTGCACAGATCCAACGAGATGGATACGGAATGGATGCGCTGCTGGTGATCGTCGAGTTTCGCCAGATCCCGTTTACGGAACACATTCAACTGGAGGATCGCATACTCGTCGGCGTTGAACTTGCCGTCGTCCATGCCCCTGGAGGTGCCCCTCGTTGAACTCTTGCCTGACTGGTGAACCAGAGCGACAGGAAGGTTCTCCGTTTCAGCCCACTCCTTCACACCCTTCAACACCGACGACACGCCCTCGTAACCAGACGCCGACGGCAACTGCTCCAGGAAGTCGATCATCACGAAGCGGGGACGGATCTGCCAGAAGTCCTCACACTCCGACAGCGCCTCACTCATCTCATTGAACCGCATAGCCGACGGGAATATCTTGACCCGGTCCAGCATGTCCTTAGCGTCCTCGATGTGTTGCCTGTGGATCATGTCGCCGGCCTGGAGGGCTTCCTCCACATCAGCCAGGTTCTGGAGGTACAGCAAAGCGTACAGTTTGCTGATGACAAGAGTCTCCGGTTCATCCGGCGTGAAGATGACTGCCCGAAAGTTCGGATCCTCGTTCAGGTTCTTCGCTATGGCAGACAACAACACGGCAGACTTGCCGCTATGGGCACGACCCGTCACGACGAGAACGTCAGACGGCCACACACCACGCATCTTGTTGTCGATGTCTCCTAACCCCAGGAAGAACCTGTCGTGGCTCCCCGCTGCGTATTCCATCCACTTGTCTACCGCCTTATGGCTAGGCTGAAAGTAACGGTAGTTGCGGCCAGACGGCTGAACATCGACACCATCCAATCGGGCATCGATGTCAGCCGCGCTGAGCGCGATGGGTGAAGTATCCGTCACCTAAAGGTTATTCGAGTAGGTGTATTGCTGGAGATCCGCCCTGCGGGACTCCCACACAAAGTCGACAGCGTCGGACTGGGTCTGACCACCGGCCTGATCCCACACCTTCAACGGAACATTGCTGTCACCGTCGTTGACCCAGATGCCGACGTTGTTGGACACGTTCACCCCCATGTGGGTGAACGCCTCCTTCATCACGGAGAAGTTCGGGAAGTTCTTCCCGCCCTTGGAAACATCCGTGGAACCATCGGCGTGTTCCTTCACCTCGAACACCTTGATGGTGCCGCCGTTGCCGTCCGACCACTCGTTCGGCTGGAATGCCAGCAGGTTCCAAGCAGCCTGCTTCTCGTCGGAGCCCTTGCCGACACAGAAGTCGACCCGTGGGTATATCTTCTGACCCACCTGGGCGCCACTGGGCGCCCCTGTTGCGGCCCTGGGGACCGGGGCGGCAGCCACCGACTGCTGGGTTGGACCCGGCGGAGGGGGCGGCGCAGGGGCAGCCTCAGCGGTCGCTCCAGGAAACGCGGGAGTCAGCGTTTCCAGAGCGCAACGCTCCACCAGATCGTTGTGGACCGTTTCAACGGTAGCCAGGTACAGGTTGGCGTCACCGCTACCGGCGCAGACTTCACCTGCAACCTTTGCGGCAACCTGGGCAACAATGGAAGCATCTCTCCCACTCATAAATAACTCTCTCTCTCCCTTTACCAGGGTGTTGGGCCAAGGTGTTTCCCTCGGCATTCACCGGCCTGCCAGACGGGGCACCACTTTGGTGAGCAATGCCATCCCGCCCAGCGCAACGGCCAGACCTTCAGATCGGATTGTATAAGAGCGGCTGCTGACCAGCATAGATCCCGCAATGCTTCGGTATCGGGATCCCGTCGTTCGATCCTGATGGTATGAACCTTGCCCTTTACCAGACACACCAGATCGAAGTACGGCACACCCAGAGCGAAGCAGTAGACGCTGGCCTGGAGGTTCCACCGCTTCTGCTCCCACGGTTCATACGCCCGGCTCGGGTTCTTCCAGTCGACGATCAGATCATCCTGCACCCAGTCGGCGGTGCCGGTCAGCACTAAGCGTACGCCGTCACGTTCATCCAGAACGGTGCGGAACGTCTGCTCGACTCCGGTCGGAACCAACAGGTTCGGAAAGACTTCTTCATGCCAGGCAACAAGGTTCTTTCGGGCGACATCCACCACAGTTTCAAACTCATGTCGCCAAACTTCAACGGTGCCGGCAAGATCAGAAGCAATAGAATCCATGTATTCAGATGCTTCTTCAATGGAAACCCTGTTACCCGTGTGCATTAGTTCATTACCGCAATACTCGATAGCGGCATGAACCATATTGCCACGCAGCATGTCGCTGCTTTCCTGCGAACGTACAAGACCCAACCGTTCCTGGCGGGCCTGCTCTGGACAGTTCGAGAAGGTGTTCAACCAACTCTGGCGTATCGGAATCTCAATCATGTGACCAGTATGGCAGACGGTTGTGACAGTCGGTGGCCGGCACCGCCTCGGAGAGGAAAGACGGTGCCGGCGGGAACCGGCCCCCGTTACCCCCAACCCCCCCTAAAGGGGGGTTGGGGTACGGTACCTGGTCAATCATACAGTGGGGCGTCACTCAGAACGGGGATCACATCCGACAACGCCACGTTGTGCATCCGTTCACCCGTGGCACGGTTCAAAAGTTCATGCGCCCGCACCCGCCCCACACCCGCCAGGCGACCCACCTTGGCGCCGTTACTTATCTCCATTTGTGCGTCCAACATTGCCTGTCGACGCACAAAAGCAACCGCAGTCTTTAGTGCTTCCAGGTTGTGCGCTATCTCCGCAGAAACACGCAAAACCCGTTCATGATCGTCACCGTATTCGTCTAAATGTTTCCGCATTGTCATGCCGAAAGCAACCGGTTCCGGCAGAAGATCAGTGCCGAAAACGTAGACGGGTTCTTGCCCGTTACCCACGGTCCCATCCGCCCCGTTGCGTCACGCTTGCGGCGTTACGCAACTCCTGATCCAACGCCTCAATCAGAACACGAATACGGCCAATGGCCGCCGGGTCGAACCGGTCGGGCTTCGCCACCATGTCAGAGAACGGGGCGTGGACGCCCAGTAGGACACGTTGGGCGTCGCGGAGGCGAGCCTCCATAGTTGGGACGGGGGTCAGAAACTCCCCGTCAGGGTCGGTTGGTGTTGCCATAGTTACCTCCCGGTGATCGATGGCTTAGAAGAAATGGTTGTTGCCTCTACCTGTACGGTCAGCGTGTCCCACCCCTTTGCCCTGTTACCCCCAGGTGAGCGGCCAGAGCCTCCACTATCCGGCGCAGTTCCCTCACCTCCCGCAACAGTTGATCCTCCTTCGACTTGTAGTAGTCGTGTTGCATGGCGGGCCGCCGGTCATAAGGATGCTCGATCATGCCGTCGGCACCGCCACGATGCAGACACGAACCATGAACTCGTCATCGCAGGGCGCATGATCGACATGCGTGACCTGGATGGTGTCGCTCGCAATGGCGAGGCCCACCGAACTCCGCAGGTCTTCCTCTGTCAGCAGCACCTCATAGGTACGCACTACTGGTTTCGCTATCACCTTCATCGTGTCCCCTTCGGTGTCGTGCGGCCACCCTTCGGTCGCATGTTGTGTGGCTTCTTACGTTTCCTACTCACTCGCCTTCTCCTTCATCGTCGTATCTCTTATCGTCCTCAGTAAAACAGCCGGCGCAGACATCGATGTAACCCTGACCATCACTCACCCTGTTCTCACAGTCGAGGTCGATCAGTAACCCGCACCGCTCACACTCACGGCACATGCACAACAGGCAGATGTCGTCGCCCGGCCTCAGGTCAGGCTTCTCGCCGGCCTTCACCGACTCGCATGTGTCTTCGGCCACGTTGGCACAGCCGGCCCACTCTGCCCGCAACCGGGCAGCATCTCTGTCCCGCTCGGCCAGGAGGGCCTCCCGTGTCATCGTCATGTCCTCCCCGGTAGGTCTGATGGTCACATCGCCTCCCAACAGGTAGGGCACAGGTACCAGTTGAACTGACCGTGCCGCTTACGTCTGGCCTGTATCAGCAACTCCCGGTCGCCCACCGACAACGACGGAAACGCCGCATCAGCGAAAGCAGAACCCGCCTCCATGTACGCCAACAACGACCGCTCCGGCACCTCGATGGTGTCGACGCTGTCGCACTGGCGGCAGTCCATCGTTACCTCATCCATTGGGAACCTCATTCCGTCGGGCACGGTACGACCGGAAAGCCTCCGACGGAGACTCACAGTAATGACCGGAGAAGCAATCCCAGATCCTCCCGTCGTCAGATGCCATCGACCATGTGACGTAGGGGTGATGCGGCGACGACACCGGCATGGCGAGAACGAGCCCTAGGTGCGACCGTTCCCCCTTCCGGCCCCGCCACCGGTGGTGGATGATGACATCGGCGCCGTTACGCAACACGATTGCGCCCGACCAGGTCATGCTCCGACCGCCTTGCACCCACAAAACCGGATACCCCGGCCAGGATCGGTCAAACTCATCCAGCCCTGAAGGCAGCCGTTCTCTGGATCATGTCCATCGACGTTGTGGCCGCACTCGTCGCACTCGGTGACGAGTACGTCATTGTGGTCAAACACCCGGCCCATTACTTGACCGTTACCTTCGTGCCAAGGTCGTAGACGGCTACGGCGTGCTTCGCACCGAAGGCGTCGATGCCGAAGTCGCGCAAGGTTGCTGCCTCTTGTGCCGCAGCAGACTCGCTGGCCGCTTCGACCTCATAGTCCCAGCGTTCCTTGATCTGAACAAGGTATGTAGTCATGGGCATTGCCCTTCGTTAGTAGGTACCATCATGGATTCCTTCCCAACCGGACCATCCGGTGTAGAGCCCGACCGTACCCCGTGAAGCATCCACCGTGCAGAGGGAACGACTCGTATACACTCAACCCGTCGACCACACGGCCGGCACAACCAAGGAGAGAACACATGCACGAGATCACCGGACGCGACAACGTCCTACTCATGGAAGGCCACCCACTGAGTGGCATGGGCAACTGGCACGGCCTCGCAGAAACCGAACGCTGGGACGCAGGCCTCCGACAAGGACTCGCCACCGAAGACATACGCCGAGTCCTAGGCGTCGGCAACTGGTCGGTACAAACCGTGGAACTCGCAGACCTCCGCCGCACCACTCCGCCCGACCGCTCCCTGAGCCCGGGCCATATCGGCGTGGCCGTCAGTAACGTCCTGAACGCTGGCTACACGGTCCTAGAGCCCGACGCCAAGATCGACGGTCATGTCGGCATCGCCTGCG